AAGAAAAAGAACGAAGAATGGGACTATGATAAGGCAAGAGAAATGGTTAAAGGAAAAGCCATTGTATTTTGCTTACCTGGTAGAGGAGTATCGTATGCATATCTAAAAAATTTCGTACAACTCTGTTTCGACTTAGTGCAATCTGGAGCAAGCATCCAAATTTCGCAGGATTATTCCTCCATGGTTAACTTTGCAAGATGCAAGTGCCTTGGAGCTAATGTATTGCGAGGACCAGATCAAAAACCATGGGATGGCAAATTAAAATATGATTATCAATTATGGATTGACAGTGATATTATATTTAATTCAGAGAAATTCTGGCAATTAATCTTAATGGATCAAGACATTGCTGGCGGTTGGTATGCCACAGAGGACGGTAGAACAACATCAGTAGCACACTGGTTAGATGAGGAAGACTTCAGAAGTAATGGTGGAGTAATGAATCATGAAACAGTAGAGAGTATCTCAAAGCGTCGCAAACCATTTACTGTAGATTATACAGGATTCGGATGGTTACTCATCAAGAATGGTGTATTCGAAGATGAGAAGATGACTTATCCATGGTTTGCTCCTCAAATGCAAGTCTTCGAATCAGGCGAAGTGCAAGACATGTGTGGCGAAGACGTATCATTCTGTCTTGATGCAAAGGAAGCAGGTTTCGAAATCTGGTGTGATCCAAGAATTCGAGTCGGACACGAAAAATCAAGGGTAATTTAGTGTGAGAAAGATAGAGAAGTATTCGATATATCATGGAGATAAACTATTATACTCCGATTTAACACAGGGCGAATACTTTGATATTATGGAGAATCTGTCAATTGAATTTTATCAGACAGGTACTCCAAATCCTCAAGACTTAAAAACTGAAATTCATCAAGAAAACAATTAATTATGGCAGTCAAATCAAAAACGGGCTCATGGGGTTCTGAGATTATTCTAAGTTCACCGAAGAAAACTCGTCAAGGAAACGGGAAGCACACTAAGTATGCTGCGACATCTCGTAACTCGTCTCGTAAAAGATATCGGGGACAAGGAAAATAACCGTAGCGTCTCGAAAGGGACGCTTTTTTTATTGAAAGTTATAATTAGACCTTATAAATAAAGAAAAACTCTTTGTTTATGGCGATTCAAAGAATATCAAGGGCGTTTAAGGACATTTCATTGTCTTTTGAACCTCATCCGATTACAAAAGACCTCCCAATATTAAAAAATGAGAATGCAATACGCAGATCTGTCAGAAATATAGTCCAAACTATACCAACTGAACGATTTTTTAACTCATTATTGGGTTCTGAGGTAAGAAGTAGTCTATTTGGGTTCGTAGATGTAGGTACAGCATCGGTTATTGAGAGCCAAATTGAGATCGCAATAGATAATTTTGAACCAAGAGTAAATAATGTACAGGTTCAAGTAGATCCTACACCAGATCACAATTCATTTGATGTTACTATTCTATTTGATATCATCGGACAAGAGTTTCCAACTCAAGAATATTCATTCCTCTTAGAGGCAACAAGATAATATGCCTTTTACTAAATACGCAAACCTAGATTTTGACCAAATAAAGACATCTATCAAGGATTATCTTCGTGCAAACTCAAATTTCACGGATTTTGACTTTGATGGGTCTAATTTTTCAGTATTAATTGACACTTTAGCATATAATACCTATATTACTGCATTTAATTCCAATATGATTGTGAATGAGTCCTTTTTGGAGTCAGCAACACTTCGTGAAAATGTAGTTTCATTGGCAAGAAACATTGGTTATGTACCACGTTCAAGAACGGCAGCAAAGGCACAAATATCTTTTGATATCACAAGACCTGCAGGTAATTCTTCGGTCTCTGTAACCCTTCAGAGAGGTCTTGTATGCACTGGAAATGTTAATAATACGGGATATATCTTCTCAATTCCTGAAAATATCACAAAAACCTTTATAGAAACCCCATCAGGTGATTTTGTAGCATCATTTGATTCAATAGAAATCTATGAAGGCACATTTTTAACAAATACTTTTACTTATGATGGGTCTTTAGACCAAAGATTTCTTCTTAAAAACTCATTTATTGATACTTCTACACTTAATGTGTATATTAAGAAGGAAGATGAGGATGGATTAGGTATAGAATACTCTATAGTAGACAATATTATCAATGTAGACTCAAATTCTAGGATTTATCTACTTCAAGAAGTGCAAGATGAGCAATATCAACTATTATTTGGTGATGGATTAATTGGTAAAAAACTAGGAACGGGAACAAATAATGATGGAAACTTAATTACTGCCCATTATATTGTAACTGGTGGTAAAGAAGGTAATGGAGTAAGAAATTTTGCTTTTTCTGGTAGATTAGAATCATCTGATGGTGATATTCTCAACGTTGGTGACGTAAGTGTTACTACCGTCCAGGAGTCCCAGAATGGCAGCGAGATAGAGTCAATTGACTCTGTTAAGTATTTTGCCCCTAAGATCTATTCAGCACAGAGTAGAGCAGTCACAGCACGTGATTATGAGGCAATTATCAAGAATATTTACCCTGATACAGAATCAGTAGCAGTGGTCGGTGGAGAAGAATTAGATCCACCAGAATATGGAACTGTTTCTATTAGTATTAAGCCAAAAAATGGAACTTTTGTCTCTGATTTCAACAAATCAAGAATTTTATCACAATTAAAGCAATACTCAATATCTGGAATAAATCAAAAAATTAAGGATCTTAAAATACTATATGTGGAATTAGATTCTTCTGTTTATTATGATTCTGCAAAAATATCTACTTCAGAATCATTAAAAACACGTGTTATCAATTCATTGACATCTTATTCCAATTCTGTAGATCTTAATGCCTTTGGTGGTAGATTTAAATACAGTAAAGTTCAACAAGTAATTGATAATACTGATAGTGCTATAACTTCTAACATTAGTAGAATAAGAATTAGAAGAGATTTAAGAGCACTAATAAATCAATTTGGACAATATGAGATTTGTTTTGGTAATAAATTCCATGTTAAAACTGATGGATATAATATTAAATCAACTGGATTTAAAATATCTACTGAAAGTGATACTGTATATCTGACAGATATACCAAATGAAGATAAAAAAACTGGAATTATATCAATAGTTAAACCAATTAACAATGAGACTACAAGAGTTGTAGTTAAATCTGCAGGAACTGTTGATTATGTTAAAGGTGAGGTTTTGTTGAACACTATAAATATCACATCTACAGTTAAACCTAATAATATTGTTGAGATACAGGCATTCCCAGAATCAAATGATGTTATTGGATTGAAAGATCTATATTTGAATTTTAGCATTTCTGAAAGTTCAATAAATATGGTTAAGGATGTAATTGCTTCTGGTGACGAAATATCTGGAGTGGTATTTTCTAGAGATTATTACACATCAAGTTATCTAAATGGGAATTTAATAAGACAGTAATATGATACAAACTGGATTTGAATCTAGAGTAAAGATTCAGCAGATAATCAATAACCAATTACCTGAATTTATTTTGGATGAAAGTCCAAAATCTGCAGAGTTTTTAAAACAATATTATACATCTCAAGAATATCAAGGTGGGCCAGTTGATATTTCTGAGAATTTAGATCAGTATTTAAAAGTTGATAATTTAATACCTGAAGTTATTGTAGATAATACTACTCTAGAATCTGATATTACTTCTACAGATACTACTATTAATGTTAATAGTACAAAGGGATTTCCTTCTGAATATGGATTATTGAAGATTGATAATGAAATAATTACCTATACTGGAATAACTTCTACTACATTTACTGGATGTCAGCGTGGATTTAGTGGTATAACATCATATCATAGTGATTTAAATCAAGAAGAACTTATATTTTCGGATACATCAAAAGAAGCACATACTGCAAATAAGAGCATTAAGAATTTAAGCTCTTTATTCCTTAGAGAATTTTACAATAAATTAAGATATACTTTTACTCCTGGATTAGAAAATGTTGATTTTGACACATCATTAAATGCTGGAAATTTTATAAAAGAAGCACAATCATTTTATCAAGCAAAAGGTACGAATGAGTCTATTAGAATTCTTTTCAATGTTCTTTATGGAGTAACTCCAAATGTAGTAAATTTGGAGAATTTCTTAGTAAAACCATCATCATCTAAATTTATTAGAAGAGAAATTGCAATTGCTGAGATAATTTCGGGAGATCCTACAAAATTAGTAGGACAAACCATTACAAAATCAACTGATAGTGGTACATCAGCATCAATATCAGAAGTAGAACCATTTACTAGACAAAATAAGCAATATTTTAAACTTTCACTCTTTATTGGATATGATGATAATAATTATGTTGAAGGTACTTTTGGAATAACTCCAAGTACAAAGAGTTTTGAAAAAGTTTCAGTTGGTTCTTCTGTAATTTCTGTTGATTCTACAATAGGATTTGCACAAACTGGAATGGTTATATCTGGTATTAACAGTATTACATATCTGGATAAAAGTATTAACCAGTTTATGGATTGTTCATGGACTACATCTTCTGGTACTGGTGAAGATATAGGTGCTACTGATAATATTAGATCTAACGAAACTTATTATGGATTTGAAGGTGGAGATTCTTCTAAACGTGTAGAAATAAGATTAACTGGTGTATTATCTAATTTTGAACAAGTATCTGAAGATTTACAAGTATCTGAAGGTGATATAATCTCAGTTAAGAACCTTGGAGATTTAATTCAAAATCCATCAAGCAATAAAACTTATAAAGAAACTTTTGCTAATTCTTGGATTTATAATACTAGTTCTACATATGAGATTTTAAATTTTGGACAAACTTTATCATTAACCCTTAAGAGTGATATTGATAAATCTAGTTTAAAATTAGGTGATAAAGTAGAAATAGTACAACAGGATGGTCTTGGAGGTTCTGGTGTAATTGTATATCCAACAGAAACTTCATTAGCAACTGCTGCAGCTGCAGGTGTAATTGGATATCCATATATTAAAACTATAAGTGGAAATAGTGTTGAATTAGAAAATTTTGATTTCACACCAGGAACAAATACATCATATTCTCTTAGAAGAAAAATTAATAAAGTAACAAGTAAAAATGTTCCA